AACTCTTAATTACCTAGCCAATGACGGTACAACAGTTAATGCAGATTCTGCCGGAGTTCCTTACAGCGCTTCACTACCGATTGTAAGCTCAGGATCTTTCCACGGTGCTACTGGTAACATTGTAGTAGGTGGTGCTAATTACTATAACGGATTTGATGCCGATACTCAAGGTTTAGCCGGAACAGATTACACTAACGTAATCACTTTACTAGGAAACAAAGACGACTATCAATTTAATGTAATCGTAGCTCCAGGTCTAACTAGAGATCAACACTCTACCCAGGTTAATGCTATAATTTCTCTTGCAGAAACTAGAGGAGATTGTATTTACGTATTGGATCTTCATGCAACTAAATCTGCAACAGTTTCTAACGTAACAGCTCAAGCTGATTTATTAAATACTTCTTATGCAGCTGCATATTATCCATATGTACAGTTAGGTACTGAAACAGGTAAGAATCAATTCGTACCAGCTTCAGTAGTAATACCAGGAGTTTATGCTGCCAATGACAATAGTTCAGCACCATGGTTTGCACCTGCCGGTCTTGTAAGAGGCGGTATCCCGGGAGTAATTCAAGCAGAAAGAAAGTTAACTAAAGCCAACCGTGATACATTATACGATGCTAACGTTAACCCAATCGCTACTTTCCCTGGAACAGGAATTGCAGTATTCGGTCAGAAAACATTACAGAAAAAAGCAACAGCTTTAGATCGAGTAAACGTAAGAAGATTGTTAATCGAATTGAAGAAGTTCTTCGGAGATCAAGCAAGAAACTTAGTATTCGAACAGAATACAATTGCAACAAGAAACAGATTCCTTGCAGCAGTTAATCCTTACTTAGAATCAGTAGTACAGCGTCAAGGACTTTACGCCTACAGAGTAGTAATGGATGACACTAACAACACTGCCGACGTAATTGACCGTAACCAGTTAGTTGGTCAGGTATTTATACAACCGGCCAAAACTGCTGAATTCATCGTACTAGACTTTACGATTGAGCCAACAGGAGCAAGTTTCGCAGTATAATTTCTAACAACTATATTTATATAAAAAGAACACCAATATGGCAGTATTAGACGCAAACGAAATCATGTTTAGAGCATTTGAACCTAAAGTTCAAAATCGCTTTGTAATGTACTTCGATGATATTCCCTCTTTCATGGTAAAAACTGCAAGCACGCCTTCTTTTACCGATGAATCAATTAAGCTAGATCATATTAACAGTTACAGAAAGATCCGAGGTAAGAGAGAGTGGAATGATATTGACATCACTCTTTACGATCCTATCACTCCTTCTGGTGCTCAAGCTGTAATGGAATGGGCTAGATCAGCTTATGAATCAGTAACCGGTCGAGCAGGATATTCTGATAATTACAAAAAAGATGTAACTCTAAACCAACTAGGACCTGCTGGTGATATCGTAGGTGAATGGATTATCAAAGGAGCTTTTATTACTGATGCAAGCTTCGGCGACTATGATTGGAGTTCTTCTGAAGTAGCAGAGATATCAGTAACTATGGCAATGGATTACTGTATCCTCAATTACTAAGAAAATAAAAGTATATTGATATACATAGAAAAGCTTGGTAGGAATATCAGGCTTTTCTTATATTTATAGATATGAAATTACTTGATATACTAAATTTAGATACAACAATCTGTTTAACTACTGAAAAGTATTTAAACGAAGAAATATCTACTAATGAATATAATAGTTATTTAACTTCTTTAGAACTTTTAGTAGAGCAAGAAAACGAAGGTATGCTACAGAAATTTCTATCTCCGTTATCTACTGCTGCTAAAAAACTTGCAAGTTCCATAGGAAGTTTAGCTAAAGGTCTTATTACTAGGATAGTTAATTTAATTAATAGTATTTTAAAAGCTATTATCAGATTTAAGGAAAAACATCCATTTGCTTTCAAAGTCATAGTAGCTTTTATAGTTATAATGGTTGTTATGCTATTTTTTGGAGCCGTAAATGCTTTCGCTCAAGAACCTGATACTTTTTTATCTCAATCATATAGTCCTAATATACTTGATACTATGGTTGGGTTAATAGATAACCTAAAAGCCCAAGGTGCTTTCGACGGCCAGCTAGCCTCTAGTATTAGTGAAGCTAAGTTTCTACTTCAAGATCTAAAAGATGGAGTTATAGACTCAGGTAATCCTTCTCAATCAGCTGTAGAGGTAGCTAAACACGCAGAAGCATATTTAAAGTTTTTAGTTGACACAGCTAAAGCAGAAGAATCAACTATAGGTATGAAAGCTATGGAGACATTATATCAAGCTTTTGAAGTAGGTAGTAATACCGTTATAAAAAGTATTCGCGGATTCATTGTGGATGCATCCGGTAAGCTGGTTCTACCTGGCTAAAAAAAGTTTATAAATATATATTTATACTAAACAAGTTCTAACTAATCAAAAAAAATGGACAATCAGTTTCAATTCCCAACAGAAGTTGTAGACCTGCCTTCCAAAGGCTTACTATACCCAAAAGACTCTCCTTTATCTTCGGGTACTATCGAAATGAAGTACATGACAGCTAAAGAAGAAGACATCTTAACCAACCAAAATTACATTCAAAAAGGTACCGTAGTTGACAACCTCCTACGTTCTCTTATTGTTGATAAAACTATTAAATACGGAGACATACTTGTAGGAGATAAGAACGCACTTCTTGTAGCAGCTCGTATTCTCGGATACGGTAAAGACTACGAGTTTGATTACCTCGGAGAAAAGCAGACAATTGATCTCTCACAGGTCGGTAATGTAGATATAGACTATACACCACTGGAAAAGGGAGAAAATAAATTCCAATATACGCTACCTAGTTCCGGTGTACAAATAGAATTTAAACTTCTTACTCACTCTGATACTATAAAAATAGATCAAGAAATTGAAGGTTTAAAAAAAGTCTCAAAAGACGCTTCTCCAGAACTGTCTACAAGATTAAAACATATGCTTGTTAGTGTAAATGGTTCTACAGAACAAAAAGACATCAGAAACTTTGTAGATAACTTCTTTTTAGCTAGAGATTCGAGAGCATTTAGAGAGTATATTAAAACAGTACAGCCAGACGTTGATCTTACTTTCTATCCGGAGGGAGGTCCGGAAGGAGGTGTGCCTATTCCTATAGGTGTTAGCTTTCTTTGGCCTGACGCCGGAGTATAGAGTTCAAGTATTTTCGTTAATACACGATATAGTCTTTCACGGTAATGGAGGCTTTGATTACCATACGGTATATAATATGCCAATATGGATGAGAAGGTTTACAGCCCAGAAAATATCAGAATTTAATGATAAACAGAATGAAGAAATGAAGAAAGCCTCTAAGGGTAAATCTTCAACAAGTTCGGTGCCAAAAGGTCCGGCAATTAAAAGACCCTCTTATAGTACTAAGGCTCGTAAATAATGCGGGCCTTTGCTATTTATAGGTATATATTACTATAAATTATGGCAGATAGAGAAAAAGAAATACGAAAAGCGGCGGAAGCAGAATCTGAATATGCTAAAAACTCTGAAATAGCACGACAGATAACCGCTCAAATTACTCTTGAGGCACGAGATCTTAATGCCGAATTAAGAGAACAGCTTGGCTTAACCAGACGAAGATCAGAAGAAGATAAAGTTTTAATTAAACTTTCTCAGGATCTTACTAGATCTGCGTCTCTTAATAACGTTGAGTTAAGAAGATCTGACGAACTTAACAGACAGCTAATCAAAGATAGACGAAATTTAGTTCAACTAGTCAACGAGCAGACAATATTTGAAAAAACTTTATCTGAAGGTCAAAAGAAACGAGCAGCTTTTATACAGAAAAATAATACACAAAGAGTAAAAGCAGAGAGAGAACTACAATCATTAAGAGCTCAGTTAGTAAAAGCTTCAGAAGAAGAATCAGATGTAATTTTAGAGAAGATTAAAGAACAAGAAGGATTAGTTGCTAGTGCAGAAGCTGGTCTAAGAATAGGTCTAAAAGGTGCTGATGCTGAAACACAACGTTATGCGTTATTACTACAAACTACAGCAGCAACAAAAGAGTTAATTAAGAGTCGAAAAGAAGAAGCAAAAAAAGCAATAAAAATAAATGAAAATCTCGGTTTAACTGGTGCTATTCTTGATAATCTTAATAAAGCCGGTCTAAGAGCATTCGGTGGACTAGGTTTAAACTTAGGTACTTTCCAAGATTCAATTAAAAAAACTACTGAGAAAGCAGAAAAACTTGCAGAGAATTTAGAAGGTCCGGATGGTAAAAATCTAACAGATTTCCAGAAAAAATTAAAAGTTTTTAAAGTTACAGCCATAGGCGCCGGTAAAGCTTTAGGTAAAGCATTACTTGATCCATTGACTGTAGCAAAAATGCTTGTAGATCAATTTTTCGCAATCGACAAAGCTGCAGTAGAACTCTCAAGAACTACAGGTCAGTCTTTCGGAGCATTAGACGGTTTTACAGGTAGATTTGCAACTGCAGTAGATCTAGCTGAAGTAATCACAGCCGAAACAAAACAATCGGGACTTAATGCTAATAATATATTTAGCAAGGATGTATTAGCAGGCGCAGCTGAATTTAAGAACTTAGTTGGAGGATCAGCTGAAGAAATAGCAGGACTACTATCGTTAACTGCCGCAACAGGTATAAATACTGACGCCATTCAAGAAAGCATAGTTGATGCAACCAGTGCATTTAATGGTGCCAATCGAGCTGCCGTTAGTCAAAGAACTGTTTTAAACGATGTACTTACTTCTTCTACGTCTATTCAAGCAAGTTTAGCTGGAAATCCAAAAGCATTAGCCGAAGCTGCTTCTGCAGCAAGAAGACTAGGCCTATCATTAAGCGAAGTAGATCAAATAGCAAGTAGTTTACTAGATTTTGAAAGCTCTATTAATAGTGAACTAGAAGCTCAACTACTTACAGGTAGGAGTATAAATCTCTCTAAAGCTAGAGAACTTGCATTAAATAATGATTTAGCTGGGTTAAGTGACGAGATATTTAAAAACCAGGTTAGTGTTGCTGAATTTTCTCAAATGAATAGAATACAGCAAGAAGGCTTAGCCAAAGCTTTAGGCATGAGCCGAGATCAACTAGCTAATATGGCCTTTCAGCAAGCTAAGATGAATGGAATGACAGATGAGGCTGCAGCTGCGGCTGCTGGAGTTTCTTTAGCAGATATGCAAAGAGTTGAAGCTATAGAGGCTCTTAATAAGTCATTAACTTCTCTATTGCAAATTTTTGCTCCTATTTTTGACGGAATTAGTAAAATATTTAACCTTGCTGCCCAATTTCCCCGTATTACTAAGACTGTTTTGGCATTAGGTATAGCGTTCAAAATGTTTGGTAATCCTTTAACTGCTGCTGCAAAAGGTATTGGAGGTGTAGTAAATTCTTTTAATTCGCTAAGAAGCAACAAAAATAACTCAGGAGGTATTCTTAAATACCTTAAAGATGGATATCAAACAGCTAAAGATTTTGGAAAAAGACTAACTACTTTAGCCAAGGGCGGTGATATATTAAAAGATGATAGATTAACATCCGGATATAGAGATAGGTTAACAGGTAGAGCGGTTTCGCGAGAGAAAGGGGATAAATTTTTTGGGATAACACGAGATACTACTAAAGAAGCCGGAAAAAAGGCAAGTGAAACTCTAGAATCTACACAAGATCTAGCTCCGCAAAAAGACTTAGGAGAAAAAATAGAAGAATTTCTCACCGGATTAAGTAACGGATTAAAACAAATGGGACGTAAAGGGGTACTAAAAGGGGCTTTAAATCTTATCCCCGCTTCTTTAGGACTTGTGGCAATGATACCGGGTTCGGTTGGAGCATTTTTAGTTTCTCGTCTTAATGGACCGGCATTAGCGGCCGGATTAACCGGACTTGGTACAGGATTAGCTGTAATGGGAACGGGGATCGCAGCTAAAGGGGCTGCCGTATTAGGGTTAGCAGCCTTATCCTTTATAGCCTTACTTCCGGCATTACCTGTTATGGCTCTACTTGCCGTAGTAGGGCCTCTGGCTTCTGCCGGTTTAGGGGCTCTGGCAACGGGAATAGGTGTTCTTCAAGCCGTAGGAGCAGTACCGTTTTTACTTTCATTAGCCGCAGTAGGAGTTAGTATAGCAGCAATTTTTCTAGGTGTAGGGTTTGCTATAAAATCAGCTGCTGAAGGAATAAGCCTTTTAGCAAGTAGTTTAACTTTAGATAAAGTGCGAGTATTAGGAGCCGCTGCAGTAGCAATAACTAGTCTGGCCGGTGCGTTGACTCTATTTGGTACTGCCGGATTACTAGCATTACCGGCATTACTTGCAGTAGCCCCTCTAGTAACTGCTCTATCTAGATCAGAAGAAGCTGGAGCTACTAAAGGACAAAATACAATGGCTAAAGTAGAGGAGAAATTAGATCTTTTAATCTCAGCCGTTAAAGAAGATAAAAAGATCTTCATTGACGGTAGGCAGTTAGAGGAAGTAATTACTTTTAGGTAAAAGTACATTTTAACGTTTAACTATTTATAATAAAAAAACCATGGCAATAATAGATAATTTTAAAACATCAACTCTTGGACTAAAAGGTGAAACTCCTAAAGTAAAAGTAAGTGCAACTGCTGCCTCTCCTAACATAGTATTTGATCCTACTCCTGGATCTCAAGGAGATGAAGTATACAATGTTAATTCTGAACTAGATCTAGACGGTAAAAAACCAGCTGCTTATAGAGATAACGCCCCAGAAGGAGCAAGCTTCTAATAAACCTTAATGGCATTAATAGATCAGAAATCGGACTTAAAAAAACTTAAGTATGCAAATTTTGCTACTTACGGTACTCCTCCTATAGTTAAGGATATAAACAATCCTCCTACTTATAATAGGTTTAGTAAGCCTATAACTGCAAGAGCAGACGATTTAGTTCGTATGACCAGGCTTGTAACTGCCAATAGAGGAAAGTTGAGTCCGGCAGCATCTAATTTTTTAGCCAACCAAGCAATCATAGCTACCGTTAAAGCAATAAACGAAGTACAAGATGCTAGAAGACAAGGAGGAGAACAGTCTTTTAAAAACGTAGCAGGTACTATAGGATCGGCTGTCAAAGGTACGGCCGTAGATGGAGCAAAAACCATAGCCGGACTCTTAGCCCAAACTCCAGTTGCCGGTACCGGTACACATTTTATCTACGCACCAGCTGTTGGTACGCAGTACCTTAAAGAATCCGGTCAGAGTAGTAACCCAGAAAGGGGTAGACTTGGCAGTTTTTTACAAGGAGTTGCTCAATTTTCCGGCATTACCGGAGGCGGTGGAGTAGATGGTGCAAAAGCTGCATTAGCTGGGGCTACTATAATAGCTGATTCGTTACCGGAGAAAGGAAAAAATGGAAGAATTGTTTACGGTGATTATACTGCAGGGGAAAACAGCGATTCTAAGTTAAAAGATGCATACAATTCCTCTGTCTTACGAGCAGGTCTAGACGTACTAGACTCAGGCCGAAACCGAGCTACTAAGTTAAGTACTGGTGACAGTAATCAAATCTTTAAGGAAAAATACACTCGATACTCTTCACTGGTATCGAGAATGCAATCTAACTCCGACGGGACAGTAAGTTTTGAAAATAATATTACCGAAGAGGATAATATAGTAAGAGAAGAAAGTACTTTACTGAAAAACAAGAAATCTAAATTAAATCAGCTTGCTAACGAACAAGAAAAATCTAAACTGGATACAAATGGTAAATTTGATAAAGAATTCGGTAAAGTATCTGATAGCGATAAGACTAAGACCATTTATGTAAAGGCTACTAAGAAAGGATTAGGCAATCCATTCGGTATTGGAGAAAGCTACGGTTCAGATGAGCTTAATTTATTTGGTGGACAAGGACAAACAATTGATGATAGTTTTTTAACTCAAGTAATTCCAAACGAGATATCGGAAATAATTCCTTTTGAGTTTCAAGTCTTCGATCCTGACAAAGGTGGAAACGCACAGTATTTATATTTTAGAGCTTATCTAGACAGTTTTACTGACAACTTTACCGGTAATTGGAACGGTACTAAGTATATAGGTCGTGCTGAAGAAGTATACAACTATACAGGATTTGATAGAGAAGTTAGTTTTGACTTTAAGATAGCCGCTATGTCTTCGGCAGAATTAAGACCTCTATACAGAAAACTTAATTTCTTTGCCGGAGTAACGGCTCCATCTTACGATACAAACGGTTCTTTTATGAGAGGTATTTATACAAAAGTAAGTATTGGAGATTATTTACAAGCAGTTCCTGGCTTTTTTAGCAGTATTAACTTATCTTGGGATACTAACTACCCCTGGGAGATAGGATTTGATGCAGACGGAGAAGAAAATGATGTACCTCGTAACCCTACTA